GATAATCCCGTCCAAGTCCGTAGCTGAGAAGTCCCCCGCCACCGTAGCACCGGCGTCGGTGATCTGCAGGATCTCCCCCGTGGCGTTGTCGTCGATGCCCGTGGAGGTCAGCGTTGTCACCGTGGCTGCTGCCGGGGTGTTGGACCCGATGATCCCGTCCAGGTCGGTGGCTGCCAGGTCGCCCGTGACCGTGATATCTCCGCTGGCCGTGAAGCCATTCGAGAAGGCCACGGCGCCGGACTGCGAGATGGTCACCACCTGGTTGGGCGTGCCGTCGCTGGCGCTCAACTCCGCGTGGCGATGCAGGGCGTCGGCCATGCTGTCGTCGGTCAACGTCTCCAAGTTGGCTGCTGAGCCGGTATACCCGTCGAGCGCATTCAGCTCGGTCGCCGTGCTGGTGATCGCGGTGCCGTCGTAGAACAGGCCTCCCGCCGTCTGCACGTCCACCTTGGTCAGCACCGACAGGTTGGTGACTCGGCCTGAGTCGATGCGAGCCGTGTCCAGGATGGCCAGGGAGGTCGACGTGACCGTGTCCAGCGTGGTTGGCCCGCTGACGCTAAGCGTGTCCAGCGTAGTGGTGCCGGTGGAGTTGAGCGTGTCGGCGTTGAGCCGGTCGACGTTCGCCAGGTGGTAGTTCAGGGAGTCGTCCGCGGACTTCGATACCAGTGGATCGAGCACCACCAGATTGGGCCCAGGCTTGGCGACCAGGGAGTCGAAGGCCCCATAGGTGGTCTTGACCGAGTCGCCTGGGAACTTGGCGATAAGGCTGTTGATCCCCGCGATCACCGTTGTGAACGACTGGTTGAGATCGTCGCTCGTTAGCACCTCGCGGGTGAAGGTCTTGTAGGCAGTGATCGACGTCAGGGCCTGGGCTTGAACGGCGACCAGCAGGATGACGGGCAGGATCCACTTACGCATGGCTGTTCCTCGATTACTTACGCTCCGGGCCCGTCAAACCCCGGAGCTCAGTTGTTATTTGCCGGAGCGGTTGACCACGCTGTTCGCGGCCAGGCCGGCAGTGAAGGCGGTGAAGAATTGAACCACAAGCTCTGTGGTGTCCGGGCTGACCAGCTGAAACGCAGCGGCAATGGCTGCGATCGAGGCGCCCACGGTATGGATCGGCTTGTTCAGGACTTGGCTCTTGAATGCAGCGAGCTCGTCCTCCTTGCCGCCCTCGACGCGCTTCTTAACGACGTGGACAATCTGGCCTACTACCGCGCCCACTACTGTGAGAATGGTGGAGAGGTCCATGGTAAGCTCCTTCGCTCTATAGTGTGTGGATAACCCGCGAATATCAAGGCAGGGTCTCCGGGTCGCGCTTGTGCCCCCTCTGGAACGAGGTGCGGTAAGCGGTCCAGCTGGATCGTTCTGTCTTGGTCAGCCCAGTCAGGTGCCCCCCGTTGGGGAAAAGCTCCCGCATCCGCCGGTGGAGCACCTGGATCTTCTCCTGGCTACCGGGGATCTTAGCGTAGGTCCGCACCCCGGCGTCGAGTCGGGCGTATTCATATCGACGCACATCGACTGGGGCGTTGATCATGTTCACCTGGTCGACCAGAGAATGCCGGGCCTTCAGCTGGGCCCGGATGAAATCCTTGGCATACTTCGTGCGCTGGTCGGCGGTGATCGCCCCGCCTCGCTCTGCCCGGCGGAGGGCGTCGAGGAACCTGTCCTGCTGCTCGGTGGGGTAGACCCTGGTGCCAGCCTTGTCGAGGATGTCCATCGCCAGGCGCCGGGGCGTCCACTCGTTGGGCTCCTTCATAAACTGCCGGAACACAGGGACGTTGTTGATGTCGGGGATATCCCCCTCGACGAACATCGTGTGACCTGTGGTGAAGAGGTTGGCGCCGAACTTGCCCAGGCCACCCCCGGCGAAGTCGACCAGGTGATCGATCACCTCTGGTGATACGTCGCCCCAACCGTCAGCTCCGGCCACCAGGTTGCTGCCCCCTGTGACCTTGTTGAGCCAGGTAGTGAAGGCCTTGGTCGGGTCACGCACCGAATTGAAGTAGCGCTGCGACTCGAGGATGTCAGGCCCGAACGCCGGCTGGTCCTTCTGGATCGGCATCCCAGCGAAGTTCTCGTTGAGGGCGATCTGGATCGGCAGATCCAGGAAGGTCGGCGAGGCAAACTGGGCCAGGCTGCCACCGCCCATCGGGTTGAAGGCGTCGTTGGCCGCGTTCATAATGCGGCTCATCGCCTCCGCCTTGGTGACCCCACCGTTGGCCAGCTCCTCCGACACACGCCCGATGACCAGGAAGATGTTGTACCCGTAGGGCACCTTGACCGCCAGCGTCTTGCCGTTGGGCAGCAGCTGCAGCCAGTAGTTGTCCTTCACCCACGGGGAGATATCCTCCCACGGGTCGTCGTCGTCCCCCGTGGAGATCATCTCGGAGATCATGCGGTTGAGGTATGAGGAGGCGAAACTCGCGGCCATCAGCCCACCCACGATCCGCCGGGCCCGCTTCTGTCCTCGAGTCGGCTTCTTCAGCGGGTTGCCCAGAGCCGTAGCGATCCGGGCTGTGCCCTGAATCGAGGCGTTGGAGAACAGCCAGAGGGCGTTGATCGCGGAACCCCACTCGCCCTTCTTGTTGAAGTTGACCGTCATGTTCTTGGCGAACTGAGCAGCTCGCTTCTCGGACATACCGTTCTCGATCAGCCGGCGGAACGCCGCCAGGCGCACCCCAGACTCCACGGCCTCGTTCAAGTTCTCGACAAACTTCCCTGTGGCCTGCCAGGTCTTCCGGGTGACGCCGGTTTTGCGAGCCTTCTCGATCTCCTTGGAGAGGTGGTCTGTCTTGTCCTCCAGAGTCTGCTGGTCGAACCAGCCCACCTTGCCGCCGGCCTCCTTGAACTTGGTGTAGTAGTCGGCCCACTCCCCTTCGCCGTCCCGGATCTCACGCCAGATCCCCATACCAGCCTTGGCCCCGCGCCAGGGGACTACGTCGTTGGCTACCTGGTTGGCTACCCCGATCCCGTGCTCGGCGCTCAGGTGGATCATCGCCGTCTGGAGATCGCGTTCCATGTTGGTGATGAGGAACTCTGGGTTGAGTGTCGTTGACACAGCCCGGAGATAGGCGTTGACCTTCTGCAGGGTGTCGATGCCAAAGCCGCTGGCGCCACCGCCCAGGCCCTTGAGGCTCCTGGCCATAGGCTCGTCCTTGATCTCGACGTACACCGTCTGCCCATCCACCTTCACGTCGAGGATACTCTTCGAGTCCTCGATGACCTGGCTGACGTACTCGACCTCGCCCAACGAGTTGAACACCGGCAGATGCTTCTGCGGCTTGGCCTCCCAGATGTCGACGTTGGGGTTCTCTTCCACCAGGCGGATCAGGGTATTGCCAACCTTGTTCTTCTCACCGCGGACGATGGCCTCCTCGAGGTCGATCATCCCCTGCATGAGCGGGTTGTTGGCTTTCGACAGCCGGCCTCTGGCCGCACGGATGTCCTGCCCAGGGACGTGTGCCACCCCGGACCCTGTGTTCTGCCGGGTCTCTTCCTCCCCCTCGACGCCCTTCAGCGGGACGTAGTGGACGTAGGCTTCCTCCAGCCGGTCGTAGGTGGCCTGGTCGATGAGCCCTGCTTCCAGGCGTACATCCAGCGCTTTCCTGGTGACCTTCTCCCGGAACTCTGTGGCGAACGCCTCGATGGGTGTGCCCTGGTGCAGGGCCACGATCTCCGCAGCCTCCTGGTCGGNCATCCCGGAGCCCTTGATGTTCAGATCCTCGAGCCGCTCGAGCCTCGCTGCCTGAGTCTTGGTCGGAGTCTCGATTGCCCGGTAGCGCTCCAGGTCAGTGGCGATCTTCTCACGGACATGGGCGTTCCGCTCCGGGGCGTGGAGGGCGTAGAGGTAATCACCGAACTCCTCTGGGGCGTAGCCGGCAGCCGTCAGCCGCTTGATGAACGACTCCTTGCCGCTGACCAGCTCTTCCCTGGACGCGTCGATCTTCTGCGTGGCCTGCCCGATCATCAGCTCCGCTGCCAATACGACGTCCACCTCCTCTGGCAGCTGCCCCTGGGGATCCCCGCCGATAGCCCTCTGGACGTCGATCACGCGGGCCATGGAATCCTGCAGCTTCTGCCTGAGCTTGCCGCGTAGAGTCTCGTCCTTCAGGAAGAACCCAGGGTTCTCCAGGGTGTCGGAGACGATGTCCTCTGGGGGGAGCCCGGTCTGGCGGTGCCGGCTTTCGATGGCTGAGTCGACGGGGTCTTCGCCCTCTGGCACATCCTCTACAGTCTCCTCTTCAGCCTCTGTCTCCGGCGCCTGCTCCTGCTGTTGTGCCTTGAGCTCTGCCGTCTTGCGGTCAGCTATCACCATCAGGGCTGCGACGGTGGCCTCTGGCAGGATATCCCCTGCCACCTCGAGCACGTCCTCCACCTCAGACTCGGAGACAGCAGCCAGGAAAGCCTTACGTGCCTGCATGGCCCCGTCTGCGGCGGCGAACTGCTGGCGCAGATCAGCTACGCTCTCCGCCTCACCGTAGAGGTTCTTGAGAGTGCGATCGAACTCAGCCTGAACACCAGCAGAGCCAAGTGNCACCCGCCGAAGCCACTCGGCGAACTGCCGCAGGATGCGCCGGATCGCCGACCCTTCCTCGGTCTGGGTGCCCTCGCCGAAGAGCATGTCGACCACCGCGTCGGCCAGGCGCTCATGCTCTGGGCGATTGAGGGTCTCCCCCTCCTTGAGGCCCAGCCAGTCCCAGACGCGCCGGCCTTCCTCGTCCGCGAGATAGAGGAACTTGCCGTTCTCTGCCTGCTCGAAGAACACATGGGAGACCTCATGCGGGATACTGTCTGCCTGGGCCCCCTTCATCAACGTGATCTCTGAGGGGAGATTCTTCTTCTTGGTGATCTGCGCCAGGATCTCGCCGCCGGCACCCACTGCGTCTTGGAACAGGGCCTGCCCCTTCGCGACGTGGGCCTTCAGCTCCGGGGTGATCTCCATCGAGTGCATGGTCTCGGTGGTGAAGTCGGAAAACTCCATCTTCCCCTCGAAGAACTCCGCCGTGGCGCTCGACCCGTGCACGGCCATGGCTTCGTCGAAGGGGGTGCCTATCGTTGTCTCTCCTGCTAAGCGCCATCCTCTGTCTGTCTCCATATAGTCGGCGATAGCCTGCAGCTGCCTGTTGACCTTGTCGCCCCAATCGCCCTGCCCGAGGACTTCCCAGACATCATCTATCGTATGCACCTGGGGGGCAAAGGCTGGGTCGTAGACGAACTTCCGTTTGCCATCCTCGTTGGGGATCAGGCTCTCGACGGTGCTCACGGTGGCGCCGTGCTTCTTGCCATACTTGGCGGCGAAGGCGGGGAGCATCTTGTCGTAGAAGCCCTTCATGCCCTCGCCACCCACCTCGAGGTCGAGTCCCTTGAGGGCCCGCCATTCTCCAAAGTCTGGGTGCAGACGGCGTCGACGTAATCCTCGCGGCCAGGTCCCTTCCCCCTCGCCCTTCTGGATCTTCTCGGCAACCTCCTTGCCGACTACTTCCTCGACTGTATCCAGAGTGAGCTCGTCGCCCGCGTAGACAGTCTCGCCCTCCTTGTCGTAGGCGACCACCTCGTACCATTCTTCCTTCTCTGTGCCAGTGTCCTCTCTTCGATACTCGACCCGGTCCAGCTTCTTGCTCAGATCATACCGCTCGCTCTGCCGTTCGCCCGTCGTCCAAGTGACACGGTCGTAGCCACCCTCCACGGCGTGGGCCAGCATCCGCTTGAAGCCCAGCTCATGCCAGGTCTTCTTGAAAGGAGCGTCGGGGACGGCGCCGCCGTCGGGGGACTGTCGATCATGGAAAACTGCATTCAGGTCGATCTCAGTGTCTGCGGTTGCCCACCCCAATCGTTTCCATTGCTCTGCTGTGGGCCGCCCTTTTTTGTCGAGCGGCTCTTCCAAGAGGTGAGCGATGTCGGCCCGTGCCTGCTCTGCACTTAGCCCGCCCTCGACTGCGGCGTCGTACACCGCTTGAGGGTATTCCCCGATATACCCCCTCTTCCGGCCAGTCTGGTGCCAGTCGCTCTGGATCTCCTCGATCGCAAGTTCCTTCTTACCGTCTGTGCCTATGCGGGTCTTGTAACGCATGGAGACCACCACGTTACCGTCGTCGAAGTGGCCCTTATCGTAGATGGTAACTGAGCGGCGCGAGTAGAGGTTGATGCTTTTCAGTGCAGCCTCGGCCTCTTCTCTGGTGGCATACGACTTCTCATGCCACACCCCGTGCTCGCTGTCTACCGGGTAGAACCTTCTATCCCCGTGTAGGTTGAGGCGGACCTTGTCGTAGTTGTAACCAATCGGCATGTCCCGTTTGAGGTTCCACATCAGGACTCGCTCTTGGTAGTCCTCGCCGCCGGGCAGGGTGTACTCCTCATATTGGGTGTCGCTGCCCCAATCCGAATGTGAGCCGTAGGTGAAGTCGACCACCTCGACCTGATGAGACTCAACCCAGCCCAGCAGCTCTTCCTTGGTGATAGTCTTCTTGCCCTCGAGGAAGGTCTCGATCTCGAGGTACTGGAACTCCTCCGCCTTGATGCCTGGCTGGTAGTCCCACTTCGATGGGTCTTTCTTGTTCTTCTTGCGGAACAGACCCATGGCCTGCTGGGCGCTGGCCTTGGACGGCATCTTGGTCTGGACAGTCGAGATGATCTGTGAGAAGAAGGGCGAGCCGTCCTTCTGGTGCAGCACGGTGGGGGTCTGCTCGCGCTGCAGGGCCTCGAGCCTGCGGAGCTCCTCGATCTGGGGCTGCGCCAGGCGAGGCCTGTTACGGAGTTTGTCGATCCTCTGGGTCAGCGCCCGCTGGCCAGGGTTGGGCTGGTAGCCAGGCTCACGGCGCTGGTAGAGGGTGTCGCCCTGCTGATCGAAGAAGCGTTGCATCTCGCCGATGGTGCGGAAAGACTTGCTCCCACCTGGGACATACACGCCTTGTGGACCCACTTCTTCAACGATTATGCGCCCCATGCCCTTCGCCAGTTCCGCCATACGGCGCATCTGAATCGGAGACGGCGTGCCATCAACGCTGAAGCCAACCTCATTGGGAGAAAACGTAGTTCTTACTGCCCCGGTTTCTATTAGGAACTGCGGCAAAGCGTCGAGGTCGTTATCTGCATCTACTACAAGCTGGGCAAGGACAGCGTGATCTCTTGTGCGTGGCACGGTTCTGCCATCAGACAAAATGAAGGCAGGCGAGATTCCCTCTTCTTCGACTCCCTCAAACATATCGAGCATCTTCTGCTCGAGCGGGTGCAGCCCCCCCCTTGTCTGGTAGAGGGTTTCCCCTACGTCAGCCCCGCCGGCACGTCCTGCAGCTGCTCCGCCGTCAGATCCTCCAGCTCGACCTCGTCCCACGCGTACGCCAGTGCCACGAAGGTGTCCTTCGTAAGGGGAAGCCCCCTCGCTATCATGTACTGCAGCGTTGGAGACCCCTTCGCCTGGGCCAAAAGTTCGGAGGAAGGTTTCGGCTTGGTTTCTTGCGTTGTCGGCAAGTTTCCCTCCCTTGGCAATGCCTTGGTTGTACAGTCGTTCTTGGTCTGCTGCAGCGATGA